ATAGAAAAATAGCCAAAACGAGGAGGGGGTGCACCGTCAGGGAGAGTTCGACGTGAAGCAGGGGCGCCACCAAAAAGTTGAGACTGAACAGAAGACATTGATCCAGAGTGACTTTTAGGAGAGGAATGTTTTGTGAGTTGTTTTGTTTGGGCGGCGAGATTGAACTTTAAAGACTGTACGTGAAAATGAGGCAGTGTCGTAAGGAGAGGATGATAGTGTCGGGGAAGTGACGAGCCTTGGTCATCATTTCAGCATGGGAGGCATACGGTTCATAAATAAAGTCGGCTCTTTCCCGGAGGAGATGCAGGCGAATAGAAGCGACAATCGGAGGGCCTTGAAGAGCTTTAACCCGAGCGAACTTTAGGACGGTGCGGGCACATTCGATCGGTGGGTCGATGAGCGTGCGCGAACGAGCGCAACTGGGGTCCTGAAAGGATACCAAGAAGTCTCGATTCCAAAGGCTGTATCCGAAGTTGAAGATTACATCCACGTCATGCTGGTCTAAAGACGGATGATGGGCGAGGGCGGCGAGCTTGAGGTACTCCTTGACGTAAGTGGGAAGAGGTGGCATGAGCACCTTGTACGCCTGCGCATACTCGTCGTACTTCTCCGGAGCCAGGTTCTTGACTGAATACTTGGCGACATGTTTGACTGGATCGTGGTAAGCGCGATTGTCCGGGGTGATAAAACGTCCGGCTGCGAAGGGCGGCAGGCAGTAATCGATCTTGAACACGACTCCGATCAGGCGTCGGCGGAACTCGGCATCGGCGGTGAGCAGGAGCAGTCCTTGGTAATACTGGTCGTCGCCCTTGACATAGCAGGCGCCGCGCTTGTTACGAGTGACGACGGACGGCCGCGGTTTGAGAACGCCGGGAGTGAGGCATGCCAGGGGTGGGAGGACGGCCGGCGGGGGTCGAGGAACGTGCGCCCGGATCTTGAACACGAAGGCAGTTGAAGTAGTCTCCTGTATGGTATTGACGGGGAGCGTGAAGGGGTCACCGGAGGCCAGGGTCCAATTCTGCTCGTAGACTATCGCGTTGTTAGTGTCGAACGAGCGCGCTGAGACGGTGAAGCTTTCGCGAAATCGGTAGTAAAATTCAAGCTCGTCGGGCGTGGCGTCGGTGAACATGGCCAGGATGATCAGGAAAGAGATGACATGGCACTCGCGGTGCGTGGAATCCTGCGAGGACAAGTCAATTTGCGTGTTGACC